TTGGTCAATCGTACCTTCAATCGGTGCAGCTTGCTTGTATGCAGACATACCGAACTTGACCATATCGACTAGCATTGGGACTAGCTCTGGTGCTTGCTGACCCATAGGCATAGCTTGCGACAAGAATCCACCCATAGCTTGCAGGAACTCAACACGGTCACGCTTATTCTGGTTCTCATCAATCTGAACCAAGCTATCCGCAGCAACTTCAATGCGGAAATTGCGTAAAACCTTGTCCTTTATAAGCATCAACGCTTCTGGAACAAGCTGCTTATCTGCGTCTGACATCTGTTCAGCAGCGGAGTAAGCAAGAATTGTCTGCGGTTGAAACTTAGAGCAAATAATCTGTGCTTTTAAGCGGATTAGCTCTGATGCGAACAGCGCAACGTCCTCTTGCATACTACGCAGACGTAATCCTGCGTACTGTCCTTTGATTTGTTGAGCTGTCGCTGTTTCGCTTGCCGCTGTTTGACCACGAACAATATCCGAAATACCTGTGATTTCATAGATTTGCCCTTTAATCTCGTCCCTAGCTCTGTAGCATTGCAGCAAAGCGTTAGAAATTTGGTCAATAGGAAGAATGTCAATAGAACCCTTTAAGCCACCCTTTTCAGAGAAGCCCATCCACTTATCCACAGGGATTAGCGTGTTGTTTTCACCCTCAGTAAGCAGACGCTGTAGCGCAGGTTGTGACGCATCGTAGACACCACGAATACGCAGAGCTTTGACTAAACCGTCAATGCGGTCTGTCAGGATGTCCAGTTCTACCGCTTGGTCTTGATACAGCACAAAGTCAGCAACAGGAACTAACGTGTCGCTAGTCATCGTTGCATACAGCGGTTTAGCGCATGGGAAGAAGTTTTCTAGTCCAAGCGGGTCATCACGCTCATCAATGATGCGTCCTGATGTCTTGCTAAACCAATAGACTTTTTCAGTTTCCAAGTCCCAAAGCTCACAAATCTTAGCTCTAGTGAAATCACGGTTGTTTTGACCGTATTGCTTGTTGGATTCTGGGCCAGCGTCCAAAGGAATCTTGCTACCAACTTCCTCGCCAAAGCGGTCAATCAGAGCTTCACGGGTCATGTACACCCAACGCCATACTTGGGTGACTTCTTCCCATGTCCTAGCTACTGAGTGTCCAAAGTCTTTCCAATGGACGTAATCTGTGGGGGCGCACTCGTACTCAATTTCCTCTTGTGGTTCAGCTTCCATACCAGCAGAACCGTCAAGCGTATCGCCACCGTTGCCTTCGCCAGTTTCTTTGTCAACGTCCTCAGTTACCTGATAACCTTCTTCTGGCATATCCTGTGCAACAACGTGCGGTTCATAGCGCACCCATGCGACACCACGACCACCAAGGAATCTATCCTCAACAGCGTTACGCATAGCACTACGGAAGTCTGAGTAATGCTCAATCTCAAAATCTAGCGCACGTTCAATGATATTGGAAGCAACTCGTCCAACAGGATCATTGTCACCATAGCGTCTGACTACTGACGCTTTCGGTAACCTTGCGTACACAGCAGGAATGAGGGTCTGCACGTTTGACCACAAGATATTAAACTTTGCGGTTTCGTTTGTGTTCTGATTGCGGTTATCGTCACGGTAACGCTTAACAATCTTAGTTGTGCGACCTTCCCACTTCTTAAACTCATTGTCGTATTGAGCAATGACGTTTAGATACTTCTGATAGCCTGTTAGAGCTTCCATTTAGAACCTCTTAGCTGAAGATACCAACCGCAATAACTGACACACCTGCGCCTGTGGTGACTTTCCAACCAGACGTTAGGGAAGCCATATTTAGTTCTAAGTCAATTACGCCTGTAGACGCAACTGGTGCAGGAACGACAGAAATAGCTGTCACACCGTCAGTTAGCGTAACCGTTGCGGTAGCTGCTGAAGTAACTGTGCAAATCAGACGATGCAGGTAATCACCCGCTGCGCCTGACCCACCTAACATTTGTGTTGTTTGACTAGCTGCGACTGTTTCGTATTGATAGCCATAATCACGTTGTACGCCACTCATAATCGACTGCTCCGGTTAGTTTTGTGGGTTGCCCACATATCGTTTAATGTAACTGTGTTTTCTGGGCCAACCATCAGCGGTTTTACGACATCAGGAGCTTTCACTTTAGGTTCTAACCTCCAAGCTACAGCCATCATTCGGAAAGCATCAGAGGGGTGTGATGTCCAATCATGTCTTGGACTACTCCTAAACGCTTTCTTATCCTCATCGTACTCACGCTGGTATTGCCTCAGAGCCTCAAGTCCATCCGAGCATTTAGTCTTGTCGAACCAACACATAGGAAGGCATTGCCGCACCGCTTGTATTCCATCTTGGACACCAATATCAGGAACAATCGTCATGTTATTGATGCCAAGGTACTCAGCTAATTGCTCAATCACCGATTTACCCTGTGCTGCTAGAGTTTTAGCTCTTGCATCATGCGGAAGATTGTGTTTTCCGTATTTATAGGGCTTTTCTTTGATTATTTTAGCAATTTCTCCAATATTAGCACCAGAAATCGCATAAAAGTCGATTAAATGTATCTCGTTACGCACGACTTGATACCACCAGATTGCGGTGTCATCACGGTATCCTAAGTCCCAAGCGGTGTGAACAGGTAGGTGAGGGTCATAACCTACGTTAGTGATGCGTCCTTCATCCTCTGCAAGTCGTAGGTCTACACCGTAGTAAGCACCTAAGATAGCAGCTTCAAATGAGCATTCGTATTCTTGTAAGTATTGATCTTCGCTAATCTGCGCTCTTGCAGCATTTAGCTCTGTGCTTGGTAACAACCCAGATTCTGACGCTGCTAACTTTAAACAAAACCATTCCCCATCGCTTTTAGACGCTTGGTCATAGATTTGCCAGAACTGGTTTTTTCCCTTTGGTGTACCAGCAAAGACTGCCCAACCCTGTTTGTCAGATAGCGTAGGGCGAATGACATTACCCCATACGCTAGGTCTAAAGTCACCATATTCGTCCATAAAGACACCAGAGAAGCCTAGACCTCGCATAGCGTCAGCATTGTCTGCACCGAATAGACGTATCTTTGCACCCGTTACTAGCTCTACGGTTAATTCTGCTTCGTTTGAGCTTTTGAGTACAGGTGCAGCAAAGTGTTTGAGGTAGTCCCAAGCAACAGACTTAGCTTGACTACGGTAAGGAGCTATATACGCATATAGCGGGTATTCGTCTTTGCTCATCAATGCAGCACGAACGATGTCATTGATAGCTGCTACCGTCTTTCCTGCTCTACGGTGAGCAACTAAGCAAGCCCAGCGTTCTGTTCTGTTGTGGAATGGACTAAACGCTTTGCGGGGAGTGTACGGAAGCGTTACTTCTCGTCTTGCCACTTGACCACCAGTTCGATTGGGCCGTTGTCTGCACCAACGTGTTCTTGTCTAGCAAGTTTAGGAACATGATACTCAGCTACAGCCATAAAACAGTCAAACGCTGTCTTTGGCCCGTACCTATCGTCCATAGCAATCTGCTCAAGCCATTCTTGCAATAGGTGTGCATTACCATCAACAAAAGCTGCAATCGCCTCTCGAGCCTTTGTAGTGCTTTTATTCGGCACTCCTTTCGGTCTACCAGCACCCTTAATATTCTTTAATTGTTTTTTACTATCCATATCTTTTCTCAATTGTTGTAGAGCTTTAGATAGGTTAATTATATCTTACTTGTCTAGCTTATCAAACTCTTGTTGTAAGAGTTCCTTTCTAGTGACGGGTACATCGTTCTTTTCTAGTATCTTTACTGTTTCTGGTTTAAATACTACAAAGTTGCTGCTTCCTTCTCCAGCTGCTCTGCTTGCTCCATCTAAATAACGAATACCGGATACTCCGTAAGAGCTTAATGCTTCAGACGCTTTTTTAGGAGAACCAAGTGTTTTACTTAAATTTTCGTAAAATTCTTTACCTGTCATGTCCCAAGTCATGTCTTTAGGTTTTAAGTCGTTATATTCTTTATCAATCAACTTAGATAAATCCATTCCCGCTAATCTTTGTTTAGCAAGGCTTTGTATTTTTTGACGATTTGTTGCATTTGCGTCTGAAAACAATTGATTTATGTAGTCGCTTGAATTAGCTACCGGATTAGCAAACCTTCCTGACGCAGCTATTTCATTTTCTAAATCTATTAACAGTTTTTCTTTTACTTTGTTTTTAGCTAAATTACGCAAAGAGTCAGTTACATTTTGCTGTTGCGAAATAGGTTTATCCCAATCCATCATTTTTGGTATTTGTTCGTCAGGAATGTCTACTTTATACAGATTACCAGCCAATCCTCGCACATCATTCCATTTTTCTTTTGGCAAATTAAGATTTGTGCGAATCTCAGGAATAATGACATCTTTAATCATGTCGTTGTACTGGTCTATAGTTAATCGACCATTATTTTTCATTCTTTCAAGTGCTTTAGCCATGCCAGCACCATCATTTGCATATTTCGTTACAGCTTCCATAACTGGAATTTCTGCGTCACCTAATTTTATGCGATCAATCCATTTGCCTAAAACATTTTGATAATATTCGCCAATGTTTCGATTGCCAGCAAAATACATACCCTCACCGTAAGCTTGTGCGCCCTCACCAGTACCGACTTTAGATAAGTCAAACTTACCTTCAATGTGATGCGGTGAGCCATGCCAAGCGTCCATTTCAGCAGTAGGCTTCATGCCCGGCGTTAGTCTGCCCTGCTCGTACATTGACAAGCCTTTCTCTGCTATTGGCGTACCGTACTCTTGTGCTGCAAACTTAGCTGCCCCTGCGCCCATTCTTGGGGCGGGAAG